GTGCTCACTCTCGGCACTGCCCGCGTGGATGTCGTCGGCGACTATGTCGTGTCGGCGAACGCCCCGTTCTCGGTGCGGGCAGGCACGTCGAAGAACTCCGGCTACGACCTGGCCGTCACGGACGTGGCCACGTTCAAGTTGTTCCGTGCCGCGGTCGCGCGTCTGCGGAAGATGAACGTTCCGACGCTGTCCGGCTACTATGTCGCGCACATCGACCCGGACACCGAAGCGCAGCTGTTCGACGATGCGGACTTCAAGCAGGCACTGCAGGGTCGTGTTGACAGCCCGATCTACCGGGACCTGTCCATCGGCCGTTTTGGTGGTATCGACTGGGTCCGCAACAACGAGGTGCCGTCCTACCTCGGCGGCTCTGGTGGCGCGGTGAACGTGCACCGGCCCATCGTGGTCGGCGGTGGCGTCCTTGTCGCCGCGCCGTTTGAGAACATGGGCACGCTTCTCGCCGGTACGGGTGTCGAGGGCGTCCCGGACATCTCCATGGTCAATGCCGCCCCTGGCGTCGACGTCGCCCGGATCGTCCGGCCTCCGCAGGACCGCCTGCAGCAGACCCTGTCCACCACGTGGGCGTGGGTCGGCGACTACGGCGTCCCCTCGGACCTGCAGACCGGCGACGCGGCCCTGTACAAGCGTGGCGTCATCGTCGAGCACGGCGCCTGATCACACGACGACACGCAGGACGGCCTGCACCAGGGCCGTCCTGCGGTTATCGAGGAGAAACGATGCGAGTCGTCGCGAAAGAAAGCTTCAAGACCTATTTCCAGATGGTGTGCATCGACGTCAGCCAGGGCGACGAGTTCGAAGGTGATTTCGCTGACTTCCTGGCCGCCGGCGGCGCACCTGTCGAACCGGCCATCGCGGCTTCCGAGCCCGAACCGCCTGCCGATGAGCCATCGGCCGACCCGCCGGCCGATGACGAACCGGACGAGAAGCCAGACGACGAGCCCGGCGACGAACTGGACATCAGCGGGACAGCCAATGACGTCCTTGAGTGGGTCGGAGACGATCCCCATCGGGCCGCAGAGGCGCGTGCTGCCGAGTCCGCGAAGGACAAGCCCCGGTCGACGCTGATGCAGAAGCTCGACAACATCACCGGCGCCTGATCGGCAAGGAGGCGGCATGGAACTGCTCGCAACGACCGATCAGCTCGCCGCCCGCCTCCGGCAAACCCTCGATCCGGTCGAGGCGACGCAGGCGCTCACGGATGCGTCCGGGCTGGTCCGGGCGATCGCCCGACAGGACATCAGTTTCGTCGCCGATGACACCGTGATCCTGGTCGGCGGCGACCGGACGCTCACGCTCCCGCAGCGCCCGGCCGTGGTTGACGACACCTACGCGCTCACGGTGATCGAGCGGGGCGTGTTCGGCGGTGTCGATCTCACGATGATCGAACATCGGGACTTCGAGCGGGTCGGGAACGTCCTGACCCGCGGCTACCCCTGGTACTACACGAACAACACCAGGCTGATGGGCTGGCCGTACAACCGGCCCCTCGGCGTGTGGGGACCGCGCGTAGACGTCACCTACAGCCACGGCTACCCGGTCATTCCCGACGATGTTGTTGCGATCGTCCTGGACGTCGCCCAGATCGTCTGGACCAACCCTGCCGGGCTCCGGTCCATGACAGTGGGTGGCTACTCGGAGACGTATGCGATGGAGACCCTCGGTCGGGACATGGTCGAGAACATCAAGGTCAAGCTTGGTGCGACAGGCCGGCGACGCGGTGCGTTCAGCGTGAGGCAGACGTGAGGCTCGGCGGCCACACCATTACAGTGATCCAGCCGACCGCGAAGGACCCGCTGGGCGACTATGAGCCGGGCGCGGGCGTTGAGGCCACGATCGAGGGCTGTTACGTGCAGTCGAAGGGCTCCATCAACTCGCGTTATTCCAGGGAGCAGACAGACCTGCGGGACACGGTGATCACCGAGGTGATCGTGTATGCGCCTCCGGGGGCTGATATCCGGCCGACCAGCCGGATCGTGTTCCAGGGGGTGCGCTACCAGGTCGAGGGCGAGCCCGCGGCCTGGGACGACGGCAACGGCAGACCCCATCATGTTGAGGCTTCGCTGCGCAGGGTGGAGGGCTGACATGCCGAAATTCACCGTCGACTATCGCAAGGACATCCGCGGCACCAACGACCTGATGACCGGCCCGGAGATGGTCGCGCTCATGGCCGCCGCGGCGGAGAAAGGCAAGGAGTTCGCGAAGTCGATCAGCCCGCGGCGTAGCGATGACTACGTCGACTCGTTCAAGGTCGAGACGACAGCCCATGGCGGCCCGCGGCGCAACCGGGCTGAAGCCCGCTTGGTCAACGACTCCGACCACGCCGCGGATGTCGAGTGGCGGAACCACGGCGGTGAACGGATCCTCGGCAAAACCGTCGACTTCATCGAGGAGCACGGTGCCTGAGCTCGCCGCGTTCCCCGACGTCGAGCAGGCCCTCATGGATCTTCTTGCCGACTTGGTCGTCGATCCCGCAGACGTTGGCGTCATCATCCCAGCGGACCTGCAGGCGCGGGTTCTGGGGGATCCGACACGGCACGTGATCCGGGTGCGGGTCCTTGGCGGTAATGACAACCGGTTCATCGACTTTCCGCGTGTCGACATCGAGGTGTTCGGACCGGCGCGCGCGACGATGGTACCGCTGGCGGAGACGATCCGGCAGCGTCTCATCTCCAAGCCGCGCCGTACAGCGTTCGGCGTGATCGACCGCGCCGAGACTGAGGTCCGCCCGCAGGAGATCCCCTACGACGATCCCGACATCCGGCGGGTCCTCGGTACCTATCGCATCTCGATGCGACGACGCGTGTCCTGATCCTCCTCTAAGCCCGCCCGCCCTTCGCCCCGCTCGCGGGGCTCTTTCATTTTCCGAGTCCCGACCCCAGAAGGGGGCCTCATGACCGGCGTGGCATTCGACACGTTGCAGGACAAGAACAATGAGCTGATCAGGCGGACCATCGACGGCAGCGTGTTCATCGCGCCGTTCTCCGCCGACCCGATCGCGTCGCTGACTGACACGGACAAGCTCCTGAAGACGCTCCCGGCCGGATACGAAGACCTGGGCTGGCTGGACGACACCGGCGCGACCATCGCGAGGGCTGTCAGCACGGCCAACGCGACCTCCTTCGGTGCGGTTGAGCCGACGCGGACGGACATCACCCAGGATACGAAGACGATCAAGGTGATGGCGCAGGAGACAAAGGCGCTGACGATCGGCTTGTACACGGGCGCGGACATGGCCGGCGTCACGGCGGACGCGACGTCCGGTGAGGTCGACATCGCGACGCCGTCCCGGCCGTCGGTGCGCCACTACCGGTGCCTGGTCCTCGGCGTGGACCTCACTGATGTTGGCGAGATCTACATGGCGAAGTTCTATCCGCGGGTCTCCGTCACCGACTACGACGACGAGAAGTTCCAGTCCAAGGCCGACGACCCGGCCACCCGCGGCGTGACCCTCACCGCCTACATCGACAGCACGCTCGGGTACAGCGCACGCGATTTGTATGGCGGAGCTGGATGGTTCTCACTCAAATCGGCAATGGGCTTCTGAAATGGCCAGGACGATCCTCACGATCTCCCGGCCGGCCCGCACCGGAACCGCTGCTCCGACCGAGCAGACCGGCGACACCGTCAACGGTCACGTCGTCACCAACTCGGGCCGCACGATCATCACGGTCCGCAACGCGGACACGTCCAGCCACAACGTCACGTTCCAGACGCCTGGCACTGTCGATGGCCTCGCAATCAGCGATCGTCAGGTCGCTGTCCCGGCGTCATCCGCGCTGGACTTCGCTGGGTTCCCGCCCAGCATCTATGGGTCGTCGATGAACATCGATGTCGATTCGACGCAGCTGAAGCTCACCGCCCGCGAGTCCTGAACGTCGCACCGGCCGGGCTCTCGTAGGGCGGGCGGCCCGCGCCGGTGCGACCTGATATTCCCGCCCGCCTGGAGGAGACGTGCCCGAGCATCCCGTATACCCCGTCTACGAGAAGGACGGCCAGACGCAGATCGCGCCGAACGCGGAGGCGGAGGTCCGTCTCCGTTTCAACGGCTGGCGCAAGCAGCCCGCCGAACCTGTAACCCCGTCCCCCGTAGACCCGCTGGCCGATCCGTCGCGCGAGAGGTCGAAGCCGGGCAGCAAGCCCGCTGACAAG